CGCTGCGGCCATCTGCAGGCTCTCCAGCGGCACGTACAGCGCCGTCTCGCGTGCAGTACCACTGTAGTCAAGCAGTGGCGTCATCAGGTCGTAAGAGATGAACGCGCCTGAGAGATCAGCAGTCCCAGCCGAACCCGCCGAGGTAAAGGTGAAGGTCGTTCCTGAAGTCACCGTCACGCTGTAGACGCCTGGCATTGAAGTTCCTGCCGTGCCGATGGTGCCGTCAATCTGGATGTAGGCGCCAGTGGAGATCGAGTGGGGCGAGGAGGTCGTGACCGTGACTGTTGAACTGACGCGAACCGCCGAGGCGACTGGTGCTAGGTCAAGCCAGAGTTGGAATGGTGCGGTCGCCATTTATCGCCTTAGGACGCGTGGCATTCCAGCCACCAGGCTTCGTGCAATACGCTTGTCCACGGCTCTGGCAATAACGTCACCATCAAGTTTCACCGTAAGGTCACTGTTGATTTCAATAGGGCGTTGGCCAGTAGTGATAAAAGTGAAAAGGTCTGAGAGAACTTTGCCCTGGTCCTTGCTGTTGTTGGCAAGGGTTGCGGCAGTGTTTCCAAAGATGTCAATGACATTATTGCCTCCAACTTTATTTGTTAGGCCCTTTTCTGTAATCGCATTGCTTAGCGCCGCTGCTGCCGCAGCAGTGACAGCGACAATACTCACTGCGATTCCTGCTGCAGCAAGGCCGCCTGTTGCGAGGGCGCCAGGCACAGCACCACCGCCAAGAGGGATGCTTGGTGTGATCGGTACGGTCTTGAACAGGCCGAGGAACTTGCTAACTGCTGCCTGCGCCGCTGAAGACGCAAACCCTTGCACCACACCTGCGGTGATTGCGCCAGCCAGAGTTCCAGTGATTGTCGCGGTGATTGGATCAACGCCCAACTTGATGAACTCGGCGGCAAAGGTTGCACCCAGTGCGCCGCCAAGCCCGCCCATCTTCCCGCCAAGCGCAGCGATCCCAGCGGTGATAAGTCCTTCTGGACCCAGGAAGGATGCAACGTCCTTCGCAAACCCGCCAACGCCACCGATAAAGTTTTTGATGTTGTCAATAAGGATTGGCAACTCGCGCTTGGCTGTCGCTACATAGCCTGGCAACTTGGCAAGGAACTTCTCAACCAGTTCCCTGCCGAATCGTTGAATGTCTGGCAAGTTCTTGTTGATTTCACCAAGTACGTCATCAAGAACAGGTCGGATTCCCTCAAGCAGCCGAACGAAGGTTGGGAGACCTTCGCCCCCGCCAATGGCGTACCCGATGGCCTCGACTGTCTCGTTGATCGAGTCTTTTACAATGTCAAACTGTCCAGCGAAAGTCTTGCTATACGCCTCCGCTACCCCACCAAACTGCTTGTCAATAAGCGCTACGGCCTCTAGCCCCTTGATGACCTCTTTTGTTTGTTTGATTTGCCTGTCTACTACCTCGTTCCCATCCCTATCCCTTTTGATTTTCTTCTCAACTGTAGTGACAGTTCTTTTGAGATCAACGCCATAGTTTTTGAGCGCAGCGCCGCTGCCAATAAATGCCTTGCCGACCAGTTTTGTCGCCTGCTCAAGACTGATGTTTTTTGCGCGTGCAAGATTCTGCGCGGCTGCAAGAATCGCCTGCTGCTTTGCATAGCCCTTTGCAAACTGAGTTGCAGTTGCATACCCAGCCCGAACCTCTGAATCCGTAAAGGCAAGTTTCTGGCCAGCAGCGATCAGTTCATTGACACGCTTGGTCGCCTCTTCCGTGTTTAGTCCTCGTGCCTTGAGTGTGGCGATAAGTTTCTGCTGTTCGGCGTCGTCCTCGATTGCCGCGCTGATTGCCGCTCTTGCAAGTTTTAGGGAGGCCGCAGCCGCAGCAGTCAGAGCAGCGCCAACAGCGGCTGCGGTGGCAGCCAGTGTCTTGAAGACTGCGCCGCCAGTCTTGCCGAGTTTTCCCATCTCCTTGCCGACGCCCTTCAGGACGGAAGACGCCGCATCCTTTGCGATGACTGAGAATGTTGCTGCGCCCTGTGCTGATGCCATTAGCGTTGGTTCCCTCTCTTGAATCTCAAGATGCGGCCACGGAAGATGTCGTCATTGTAGAACGCCTCGATGGTCTTATAGAACACTTCAATCGCGCGCTGCTGATTTGCAGGCGCATTTGCCACACGCATCACGAATGGGTTCGCAGGAATGGCTTTCACCGCCTTTGGACCGCTCTTTGTTTGCCGCACACCACTAACACCACTAGTCACGAAATGGCGATAGTACGGTCGGTTCGGCGAACCCTTCGCGCCAAAGAGCGGACCAACAACGCCGCTTGGTCGGTTGTATCGACCTGACTTTGCGCGGATAGACTTGACGAGATTTCCAGTCTTACCCTTTGGCGCCTCTGCTTTCATCGGCTTGCTCATCGTCCTGGCTGCGTTCAGGGAGGCGAATGAGAGAAGTCGTTTGTAGGCAGATGGATTACCGCCCTGAAGAAGCCCAAGTTCCAGCGCGCGATAGTTCTTTTCAATCTTGATTCCAAGGTTGTTCATCGCTGCTCCTTTGGCTGCAAGTCGCCCATCAGCAGCAGTGTACGGTTGAAGTCTCCAGCGTCCCACTCCAGAACCTCGTGCGGTGGGATGTGGAACTTCTCTCCAATGAGGTGCGCTGCGATCAGCGGGTGCGGCACTAAAGAACGACCCGCCGCCAGCCGCTGAGCGTCGAGTCTTATCGAGGGGGGAGTGCTGCTACTTCAGTTCCCCACTTCGCCACGATTGCCGTCAGCGCGTCCATCGGCGCCTCAAGAACGTCATCGGTCAAGTTCCCATCCTGGTCCTTGAAGTTATGCGAGACGACAAGTCTGCTAACTGCTTCCATCTGACGCTCAACTGAACTGCTTGAAAGTTCAATGAACACACGCGCAGAGATTCCCTCTGCCCGCATTGTTGCCGTCCATCCCTCGTAGGGTGCGTCGGTGAGAGTGACCACTACTGTTCGCGGAGCCATCTAGCCTCCTCCTCTGCTACTAGGTTGAACTTACGGCAACGCCGCCAAGTCGCTGTTGACCACGATGCGAAGGCTCTTCGCCGTCGCCGTGTCGTAGACCAGCGTGCCAGTCACGGCCATCGTGGTCAGACCATCTTCAGCGCCAGCCATCTGCTGGACTTCCGTCGGCACGATCATCGCAAGGATGTGCGCCGAGTAGGTGCCATTGCTCCACGTCAGGCGCACGCCCTTCGGGGTCGCTGCCTTGTATGCGTCGTACCACGTCGAGACTGCGCTCGAGGTGCTGCTCACCGTCATCGTCAGCGTGCCGCTGAATGGGTTGCTCTCGCTGTGCGTGCTGAACACGGTCGTGCCTGCAAGGTACGCCTGGCGCGTGATTCCTGCGTTGAACTCCAGTGAGAAGTCGAGCAGGTACTCGTACGCCGTTCCGTCAGCCGTGCCTGGGAAGGTTGAGCCGTGCTGGAAGGCGTTCCAGAGGCGTCCCGCCATAAAGGGCGAAGTCGGAGTGCCTTCGGCGAGCGTCGCGCTGTTCTTGGCGATCTGCTGCGCGAAGAGGTTCGCGCTCAGGTTCGTCAGTCCGCTGCGGTCAGCCGCGATCGTGATTGACTCAGCCAAGCAGTAGTTCGCGGCGTATGCCTGCGTGCCGTCGGTTGCGATCAAGGTGTAGGACGTCGGCGAGTTCGCCGCTGTCATCGAGTAGTCGTAGTCCCACTCGTATGGCGCAGCCGTGCCTGAAGGCGTATCGGTGCGCGTCATTGAGAGCCAGAGTGGAAGTTCGCCGACGCTCACGGCAGGGACGGTCGCGCTGAGTGTTGGCTCAACGGAGACGATGGTGCCAGTGGAGCCGATGAGAGGGTTGCGAAGTGCAACGGATCGCTCGGTGCCAAGTTCAATCGTCGTCCCTTCGGAGATCACGCCAGTTGGCGTCACGAGCAACTTGCGGCCGCCGCTGGTCAGCGTTGGGATAGTTCCAGGCGTCGTCTCCTTGAAGGCGACCAGTTTGCTGAACAGTACGTTTCCTGCGGATGCGGCTGGCATTATTCGGTCTCCTTGTCTTCAGCCGCTGGTGCGGCACTTACTCGTTGGGCGATTCCTGCTGCGATCCAAGCCTCTGCCTGAACCACAGGTGCGCTGATGATACTACCGTCCGACGGCAGACCAGCCACGAACTCTCCCTGTGGGATTGAGCCTGGCACGAACTGCACGTCAATGTGGCTGATGACCTTGTAGGTGATTGGCTTCTGCAGATTAGGCACTGGTGGCAATCCCTTCTACTGACGAGACCTCAACGGTCCCTGTGATTGTAAGGTAGTCCGCGTCGCCCCACTTGTCTGTTCCGATGCTTGTGGAGGTCACGCTTGCCTGCGCCACGGCGTCTGTGCCGTTCAGCGTCACGCCGTCAATGAGGCTGTCGCGCAGCCAGGTTCGCCAGGTCATCAGGTCCGCATACTTGCGGCCGAGGTCAGCCTGCGGTTGGATGTAGATGACCACGTTCAACGTCAGCGTCACTTGGCGATTGCTCGCTCCGTAGCCGATTGAGTCATCGCCTGGGATGATCACCGCCGCTGGGACCACTGCGAGATTGTCAGGTGGGAATGCGTGAACGGTGCGGAGGACGTAGCCAGTGGGTGGGGTCTTCGCGGTCAGATGCGCGGCGAGTCCAGCGATGATCGTTCGGTCGTTGAAACTCATCGAGCCAGACCTTCGCGCCTTCGGTATGCCTCAAGCAACACCTGAGCCTCAGGGTGAAGCGCGCGTGTCTGGCGCAAGATGCCGCCGAGATCTTGACTGCCGATCACGCCGAACGGCGAGGTGCGGCTGGACCAGACTGCGCCCGCCTGAATGATTGCGGCTTGCTTGACGGCGCTTGGCACGGACGGCCATCCGAAGACGCCGACCACCTTCACGCCGCGATACACGTCGCGCGGGAAGTTGCGCGGCCACGTCACCGAGACGTCAATCTCGTTGTACGGCCATCCATCCAGCGCTGCGTTGCCTGGCGCGAGGTTGTAGTCGGTGCCTGCGGTCCACGTTGTCTCGTAGGTGCCGTTGGCGTCGTCATCTGTCGTCAGCGTCGTGACGCTCACGAGGTCGTCAATCAGGACGTACTGGTAGTCGGTCGCCGTGTAGTAGCGCGTCTCCGTCGCGGTGCCGAAGCCTTGCTTGCGGTCGGTGTAGAGGTCAATCAGTGCGTCGGTTGCATCGAGCACCGACTGCAGCGCGGTGTCATCGGTGACGTCGGCAGTGCCGATCCCGATGGCGCTCTTGAACTCT